ATTTCCATACCTAAGGTGTTTTGTACTCATAAAATCTTATTTGGGTTGCTGGTGGGTTATCGAACATACCCTTTTCACCACCTACACCGTTATTATCGAACTCTCTAACGGTATACACATATTTTGGTATTCCATTGGTATTGGTTGATAATTTAACCCAGTAGTAATACCACTCACTAGCTTCTGGGTTATCAATAACTGGTGATAAATTCCAAGATGGTTTATTTAACATCCTAACAACTTTACCTGTTTTTGCGTTATAAAACTTACACGACATATAGAAAGTGTCACCACTATAAAGGTCTCTATTTTTATACCATTGTATATAGTATCCTTCATTATTTCCTTTAGATGGACCTAATTGTACTTTAGGCCAGTATATATCATAAACCGGATTTCCTCCAACACAATTATCACAACCAGCAGATTTCTGTGCCCAATATTCTAATGGGTCTTCAAATTTTTTAACCAAGACATCCTTTTCTTTCTTGCAATTTGTTAAAGGCATGGTCATAGTGAACATTATTTTTTGGTCTTCTTGTAGTGGTGAATCATAGAAATCAAACTTAAAGAAACTCTTAGTAAAAGATTTTTTAAGTCTATACATTTCGAAATCCATGAACCCTTGTGGGTTAAAATCTGGTGTATATGTATTGCCTGTTAAAAAGTTGAATTCGTAGAATACATTATATTCGTAAGGTGCTGTACCAGAATTACTATAAGAATACTTTGTGGTCTCATAATCACGAATAATGTTTATCGCGTCCTGTTGTTCAACTATTTCCCAAGTTTTTACCGAATCCTCTCTGCCAAGTTCATCGAATGATTGCCCTAATGGTATTGTGACGTTCTTGTCACCAAGTTTAGCTTTTATTTGTATTCTATTCACAGACATCACCAAATTGTTGTATCATTGTTATTGTCTCACCACTATGGTTAAATCCTATTGGTTGAACTAAGAACTCAATTCCAAGATATGGATAATGTTTATCATTTAGGTATGGGTAAGATACACCATTACCACCTTCCTCATAAACACCAATAGGTAACATAGTTCTCCACCTGTGTACACCTTCTGAAACTAGATACCTAGCGTATTGTGGTGTCATTTCAAACTCCATTTCTCTAGTTATACTTGTGGATAGTTTTCTTATAGGTATTCTATGGTGTGGTTGGTACTTATAAATTGAACCGTCAGTTATAAACTTACTCTGTCTAAAAGCTAGTGAGTGACCAATTTCTGACAATATACGTTCTTCTAACTCATATGGGTTATATTCAACAAAAGCACCTCTAAATACATCACCTTCTGTTGGGAATACTATACCTTCGTTTATGTTAGTTTGGACTAGGTTTGCTGGGTGGTTTGTATTTGATACATATGGGTCAACAACACCTACATTGGTAAAATTCCAATTCCAACCATACCCACATAATCTATTACCACTTTTATCCCAAACACCATTTCTATTAGTTTGGAATATGCTTAGATATAGGTCTGTTATTGGCCTATTCCTATTATCGTAATACTCGTCCCTATTAATATCTTTATCACAATTCCATAGATATGACTTAAATTCTTCTTTTATTACTGTTTTGGCACCTCCGTTTGGTGTTCGTTTAGCTTTATAAACTCTACCCTTTTTTGGGAATATTCCGTTCTCAAACCCAGTCCTATCCAACACATATTCGTTTGACTTTGTTATTAACTTATGTTGGTGTACGTAGTACTCCGACCTAGTCTCAGCTAAATTATCTGGATTTATAATCCTTTTAAATGTTCCCATACCGTATGTGTTACCACCCAAAGCTGACATACCATCATTTAAATCCATTATAATATTAAACACTTTACTATCCATACCAACATTACCATTACCTAAAAAATCAACCTTAAATATTTGTTTAGTTGTGGTGTTAATAAATCCACCAATATTTACAGTTATAGTAACGTCCGTCAATAAATTAACACCACCATTTACTGACATTGTATTATTATTTTGTATCTCAAAATACATCTTTGTTGTTAGTCCGTGGTCTACTGGACAAACAAATTGTAATATATCATTACCATTAAGAGTTGTTGCACTAACAATAAATGGTATACCGTCACCAGAATCAAAACTTAAATATTCATTTGTTGTGTAATCATAATACAACTTCATGTCTTGTTGTGTGTCGTGTGAATCAACATATGAAATATATGTAACCCAATTATCTTGGTACGCGGTTATATCCATAAATGTAGTGGTTACTGGTCCGTATATTTTTTGTGGTATAAATTCAAATAACATAGATGGTGGGTACCCGGAACATGGGGTACCACCGGGACAACCAATATGTTCTGGTATGAAATACATATTATCCATCCAATTAGAAGTGTTAGATGTTGTGCAGGTACCACTAATAGCATTTTCATATATGAGGTCAATCTTACCGTATAGTCTATATGTGTTAGAGTAACCCCTTTCAAACTCAAATTGGTCTTGTAGGTTAAGAGCTAAATTACGATTACCTTCAAGGTAATTTCTTCTATCGGATAATAGACCTAATTGGATAGATTCATCTTTATCTTGTGACCCTTGGAACCTTTCGGCTCCCTTTACAATTCGTATATTTTTCTCGTTACTCATTATATAACTGTATCTGCTAAAGCTTCATCAACATATTTCCTGATGAATGTATTATAAGATGTTTTGCCAGGTCTAACGCCGAAATAATAATATAACGGTTGTGAAAAGTTAATTTTAACACCACTACCATTAACTAATGGTGGTCTATCTAATGTTGGGTACATGTCGTCTTGATACCAACCACTAACAATACTAGGTGCTCCATTTGGGTCGGCGTGTATGTCGGTTGGCCAAAGCCCAAGTAGTCCAGTTATATCTACACCCCACATATTTTTTAATGGTGAACGATACATACCCTTTGTAAATTCCCAATCATTATGATGATTACCAAAATTATTATTTGACATGGACCACATATAAAATGGTACATCTTGTGTTGTAGAAGATAATTCTATTGTGGCACAATCTATCAAATCATAACCTGATAACAACATTTCTGTTGACGCTGTGTTTATCAACGGTGTCCAATGAATGTTCATCCATGTTTGTCCCCAAGCGTTTATTGAATTTGGGTTTGCTCCAGCTACATCATACCCCATAGTTACTGGTGGGTAAGGAGTCATTAATCCAGTTGTTGATTGTGGTGTTTCTACGACACCACAATCACATATTGTATCACCATAATTTGGTTCGTATCCGATAATACCTAACATACTATTTTGTTGTAGTGCTTGGGCTACATCACCACCAAGTTCCTTCTCTGGTCTTGGGAAAAATGACCTTAGAACTACGTCCTCACTCAACATTTTAAGATTATATATATCACCTATAAGATAGCCAATATCTTGGAATGTGGTGCTACTTATTTGGTCTGTGATTGAACATTCGTCACCAAATCTAGGGTCTAAACATATTTGGTGTATACATTGGTTTCTTGAACCCATATCAATCATAGTTGTTGGGAATAATATGTGTCTATCCATATCCCCTTCAGAATGTTTATTATCGCTTGAATTACCTCCTAACCCAAACATCTGTAATATCCAATTCTCACCTTTAACACCATCAGTATCATATATGAATTCAGCTGTCTGAGAGTTAGCTATCTTTGTTGGTGTGGACCTATAGTAAAATATATTATCGTATGGGTGAAGATATGTTGTTTTTTTGCAATATTGTGAATCTGGAGCAAAACTATCTTGGTTTTGTAGTGTTGGGTATATTGGGTCGTCGTATCCGGCTACACTAAATCTAGTTTTGGCTTTAAATTGGAACATATATAGAAATCCATTTACCCAATCATTCTCCCAGAAATAAGTCATAACACCATTACATAAGGCTGAAGCAATTTTTTCTCTTCGTCTCCACTCCTTTAATACCATAAGATTAATGTTATATTTAATACATTTTATATTAAAACATAATGTCTTAACATAACAACCACCACCAGCTGGGTCTCTACTAGGGTCATCTCCAGTAGAGTGTGTTGAGTCCCACCCGTAGTTATTTGGGCAACATATGTGGTCTGGGTCACCTTTACAACACATCTCCTCATTCCAATATAGTAAATCGAATAGAGACGGTGGGAGGTCGGCACTACTATTGCCGTTCCAGAATGCGTTACAAGCACTACCACCGAAATCGTTTTCATCTTCTGCAACACTACAAAGTGTGTTATTATTATAGTCTTGCATTTCACTATTAGCGTCAGCACTACCACGACATATACATCTTTCACATTCAGGGTACTTTAAACCATTAAGTGATAATAATGTTATACCTAATTTGAACCCGTAGTACTCACATCCGTTACTTGAACCTTGACAAGAGTGTTGGAAACTTATTTTGGCACATCCTAATTTGGCCGCAGCAGCGTCTAATTTATTAGCTAAACTACAAGCCCAATCAAATGGTGTCCATCCCCATATAGTAATACTACATATTGCTTTAAAAACAGCCCATAGAGCACAAATTATTAAACATAAAACATACACAACAAGCATTAATAATGGAAATATCAAACCAATAACAAAAGCTATTACTGACCCTAGAAATGTTAGGAATGAATATAATACAAATAAGAAATCTATTAAGAATAAACGTAACATTATTCTTAAAGTCCAATTTCTAACAGCTGTATTTGTTGGGAACGGCATAGCATTATCAGGACACTGTTCAGCTGCCCTTGGTAATATTTCTTTAATTCCAAGAAATTGTTTTCTACCGTTGTGTTTTACGTGGTCATGAAATTGTGATACAGTATACACCATATTATATTTCATATCATAGAAGTAATCTTTGGCTCCAGGTATTAAATATCTTTGTGCTAGTGGATGATAATCTCTGTATTCTATAGAGAATGCATAAGACCTATAGTCAATACCAGGCCAGTCACCATCAACATTATTGTCATAATTAAATTCACGTATGTTTGGTACCAGGTATGTACCTACTTTAGCTTGTCTAGCTCCACCACTCCCTTGTTCTGGTCTAATCCTAAACCTACATCTAGCTCTTGTAGCTACACCAACCTCTGGGTCGTAAGATTTAACTAAATCACCAAACTCATTAGTTGTTAGGTGGTCTAGATTCATTGGTATGTGTTCTAGGAAAGTTCCTGTATCGTCTATAACTCTACCCCCGTCTTTAAGATAATACCTCTCTAGTATTGGTACTTGTCCACCGTCGAAATTGGTTGTACTATATGAACCTCCACCTGCGTATGCTGGATAAGCTAATGGGTCTTCCTTACTAAATGGTGTATATCTTATACAGTCTATGATTCCAGGGTTAGTAACAATCTTACACAATTCTCCCATACGTTTTTTGGGTCTACAGTTTTTGTTAATGTAGTTCTTACCATCATCACTTGCTGTAGAGCCCATAAACACAGCTTTAGGTTCTAATTTCATACCTGAGTCACCCAAATCAAAGTCAACCCTTGTTATACTAGCGTTACAATCATCCTTGTCACCCCAAAATGGGTTAATGTTTAATATCTTTTGTTGATTTACAATTTGTGGTAGGCTGTCAATCTCCCTATCTGTTTTAAAGTGTGGTCCGTCAAAATCCGATTCTGGATAACCTTTAAGTTTAAAGTCTTCTGGTAACATCGAAAAACACCCAATATCACTCATATCAACATCCATTATAATTTTTTGTTCCCCTGTTGGAACACCGTATATCATAAAATCTCCGGAGTCGTTTGTTTTTACAGTATATTTGTAATATTTTTTGTAAACGTATTCAATATCTTGATTTGTTAGTACGTCATCTAACATTGGGAAACTACCTACGGCGGTATGACAATCAAAGTTTGGTTCCCTACTTAGTAAATTGTACCTTGTACCGTCACTACCTTTATCATATGGTTGTTTAAACGGATATAGTTCCTTAATAATGTCATTCTCACTATCTTCTATTGGTACGAATATGGATACCTTACAGTTTGGTACCCCAAACCCACTATTAATAATGACTCTACCCACAACAACACCGAAATCAGCGCACATACGTGTGTAAATATCCTTTTGTGTTAAGGATAAGCTTAATATCTCTAATAAATCAAAATCTTGTTTTAACTCAAATGTTAAATTTTGTTCTTGACCTACTTGAGTCCTTACTCTGAATGATTTAGTTCCCATATATGCTTTACTAAATAAATAGTTATTACGCTAAAACTAATAATAGTTCTAACCACCTTTTAGTAAAGATTAGGATAAGATTGGTTTATTTGGTGTTTGTACCCTTATCGCGATATCTTTTTCAGGGTATCTAACGTGTAGTATCTCATTTGGTTGTGCGTAAATGGTGTCATCTAACATGTTAAGTTCTCTAACTCCGGCTGACACTGATGCCCATATAGGTTGTGATGATTGTGATTGTGAATAGTTACCACCAACCTTATTAAATACTTTAAGATTAACTATATTTATAATTCCTGGTTGATTCATAATAACCCCCCTAAGTCCTCCCATTGGTAAATCCTGACCCATCTCAATATTATCAATATCAAAATAATCAGCTATCTTTGTTATAGCGTTAGTTATTATTTGTCCTTGGTTTGCTGAATTCTCTAATACTAGGTCGACCTCAAACGCTAAATCAACAACCTTACCGGAACCAACACTAATATAGTCATTCAACATTCTGTGATTAGATAAAAATTCTGACACATTTTTCTTTAATGCTTTTGGTACCTTTGATGTTAGTTTTCCTGTTGGTGTGTATGATAGTATGTTTAACATAACCTTATTCTCTAGTTCGGTTACACCAACCTTAGCTGGTGCTCCAAATGTAGAGGGCATTAATCTTAATTTTGCTGTGTAGTCATTAATTGTTACAGCTCTATTCTGTGACGCAAAATTAAATGATATATAATTTCTTATTTCCTCAATTGACATTTGGTCTGCTCCTCCTATTGCTGATGTAGTATTTGTAACGGATAAACTACCTTTAACATTTTGGTTTATTTGTGAATTTGGTCCAGATACAATAAAATCTATTGTACCTAAAGAGTTTATAGCTCCAGCTCCAACGTTTGATGATTTTCCTCCACCAACTCTATATTCAACAAATATTGTTGAGTTGCCTTTGACCATATTACCCAATGCTGTATTGTTCATAAACTTTGACATATCTAACGTTATGCCGTTCTTACTAAATGAATCTAATAAATCTTGTGGTGTTTGGTTTCCAGCACCGAATGTTAAATGAAAAAACCCTTCTGGTGTGTATTCTGTAACAAATCTTTGGTCTGCCTTAAGGTATTTACCAACCTTAATACCAGTTTCATCAACTGGAGATGATGGGTCCATAACAAAAACTTCTTCTTGTGCTAATGCGTCAACCTCATACCATCTATCACTTGTGACATCCATGAACTCCAAGCTTGTTGGTAGTGTTTTATATCCTGTACCATCTTTCTGTATAACCGATGTAACACCTATAACATTCTCGTCTGGTAAGAACATCTTATAGAATGGTTTAGATAAATTGTCTGTAATTTCTTTTTTAAATACCTTTGTAACACCATTAATAGATAATACTTTCTTTGTTATTGTGTAATTTCTAATAATCCCGTTTGAGTCATAGTTTGGTATTTTTGTTCTATTTACTCTACCATCTGGTCCATATTGTGATGAAAAATCACAATCTTCAGACAATTCAAAAATGTTACCACCACCTTTAAATTGTGAACCTCTCCTTAATAACCCAAGGTATTTAAAGTCTTCCTTATCTCCAAGTGTTGGAACTATTATGGAAACTTCACATATAGTTAGTGAAGGGCGATTTCCTGGTACCTTTAAACCATATGTTCTAGCTAGATTATATAATGAACTCCTTTCTTGTGCATATTGTAAAACAGTCTCTTGAAATGTTCTGTCGATTTGGAAGTTTAGGTTATCTGCTACTGCAGCATTTAAGTCTAAGAATACAGAATAAATAGATGCGTCATTAGCATTCTTAATTAAGTCGGGGTAGTAGGTATTTGTTAACCTAACTAGTTCGTTTCTAATACCTAGAAAGTCTCTCTCCGTGTACGCTATTTTTTTATCAGCCATATTATAAATTAATTATTACAAAATCTCTTGATTCAAACACACCTGACCCAATACTATAGTCAATACGAACCCTAACTGTATATTCTCTCTCGGAATCACCAGCAAAACTAAATGTGTTGTCGTCCATTTTTGGGTCTAACTCAATATCCCCCTCCTCAGCTCTTAAATCTTCAGCTGTTTTAACCTCAACACCATCAATCTTTAGTTTTGGTATGAACTCTCCAACAGCGTCTCTAATCTCCCTGTCAATAGATGCTTTAGTGCTACTATCCAATGGTTCGAATATTAACCTCATTAAATTAGTTCCGAAGTCTGGTAGAAAATACCTACTACCTTTAATAGTTAATATTAAATGTACCAGATTAGACCTAACTTCAGCGTCAGCTAATTCGTTCATTCCTAAGAATAGTCCTTCTTCACTATCACCAAATGGGAATGTTATACCGTATTTTGGATTGGGCATTCTTTTTTATAATAAATACTTCCAATATAGGTTTGCGTATAGTTTTATGATTCTTTTAGTTGTTTATTCATTTTAACATATTTTGGGAAAAATGGACAGTGTTTACATACGTTTCCACAACAACTACCCCTTCTTTTGTGGTATTCTTCAGTCATAACCATATTTCCATTATCCCAATAAAAATCTCTAGGTTGTAATTTTGGTTTAATTAACTCTTTATAATGTAGTTCTGTAATCCAATCGTCATTTCTTCTCATCTTCAACTTCTTTTACTTCTTCTTTATGTCCACAATAAGGACATGTTAATAAATTATGTACTGTTTCCTTGTTTTTTGGTACATTATTAGACAACAAATGGTAGTCAGCAATTGACCACCATTTATCACATTGACCACAATTGAAGTGGTACAGAGTCTCTTTACTAAATTTATGATTCTTCACTTACTTTTAATTTTTCTAGGTCTACGTCGACTTCACAATTACCACCAGAACAAGCTAACTCACCTTTTAAATCGGTGTTATCTGTTATTTCAACAACTTGTGATAAATCAATCTTATCTAATGATACCATCATCTCTTCATACTTTTCTTTTGTACAATCTTCAAATGGAGCTTGTATGTACGAACCTCCGTCAAATGGTAATACTGACAATCCGTTATAAGCCTTTCTGTTTTCCCACATCCATTCTCCAGCTGCGTCCCATTCGTGGTCTCTTAATGATACCGTAGCTGATACATTATGCCCGTTTGAACCGCTTCTATGTCCTGACTTAACCCACTCGCTAGCAATTAACTTAATTCTATCTAGTAGTTGAAATGGTGATTCTGTTCTTACTATAGACCCTTCTGGGGCTTTTTGTGGTATACTTATTACAGCTGTATCTCCTGGTCTAAAATAATCATCCTCTAATAATTCTGGGTGATTTATTAATAAATAACTATATATAGATTCATTCTTTCCTACCCTAACTCTCCTAATATAATAGTCATTATGCCATGCATGAATACCTGATGATGTCCCTAGTGTTAGTGATGTTGTTCCAGCTGGTTTAACTGTTGTTGTTCTAGCTGCTTGATTAATCCCTATTAACTTAGCTATTCTAGTATTTTCTCTCTTTACTAGTGAAGCTGATTTTTTCATATCATACTTTAATACTTTTCCTGAACCAATACCCGTCATTGATACACCTATTAGTGCTTCCTTCTCTGTTGTTTCTTGCCAAACTTCTCTCAAATAATGGAATTTCGTGTATCCCGCTTGGAGTGTTCCTATAAAAGCTGCGGCTTTAACTCTTTCATTTAAATCTTCTTGTGACTCAATATCTGAAACATTAACCTCACATAAATTACAGAACTGGTATGGTCTTAGTGCAATTTCACAACAAGGGTTGGTTCCCCAATCTTTATCGTTATTAAGATATATTCCTGGTTCTCCAGCTCCTGATAACTCAACACGTTTCCAAATATCCATAAAAAATTCTTTTGTAACTTTGTGTCTCATAAGAACCGCTGAATTATTTGCTCTACCTCTTTGTGGGTTTAGTTCCCACCAGTTACCAGCTTTACAACCAATCATAGCGTCATCATCTGCACTAAATAAACTAATTAATGCTGCCCTTCTAATTCCACCAGCTAAAACCGCGTCAGCTATATAACAAATTAT